TCGCGCAGGAGGTTTCGGTGCGGCTTGTTGGAGAGAATACGCATATTCGGGTCCGGATGCTGAGCGACTTCACGCATCAAGATGTGCGTCGCCGGTGCCGGGCGGTCGAGATCCTCGAGGCGCCAACGGTCGGTGTCGATCCCATGCTGCAGGGTCTTCCGGATCGACTCGAGATCGAAAGCCTGTTGCATCAGAGGCCTCCCTGCAAGAGCGGATTAGAGACGGGCGGCAGGGTAGGCGCAGCGCCCTGACCTTCGGTGAGGATCGGGGCGTGAAAGCGATCGGCGTGTCGCATCCGGTGCGGCAGGTCTTCCTTGACGCCCCACTCGAGCGCCGGGCGACCGTTGCGCGTTCGGTAGACGTAGGAGAGGAGCTGCTGGTCGAGAGGCATCTCCTTGTTCGGCGAGGGGTCGAGCCGATACTGCGAGCAGGCGTATGCCCACATCTGATCCGTCACGGCGTCCTTCACAGCCTGGGGAATCGTCAGGAATAAGAACCCGATCTCGTCGTCGGTGAGCTTCTTGGCGTAGGGAGTGATGGCCGCGACGGACTTAAGGCCGAGGCGAAAGGTGGCGGCTTGCATAGCACGGTTTGCGGGGTTTGCAGGGCTGGTCCCACTTACGGGGTCACTTAAAAACGCGGGGGTCACTTAGGGGGTCACTTACGGTCCCACTTAAAAAAGGGACGCGGTATCTAACGCCGACCACTGCTCGTCTGTCCATTGACGAGGAGCAGGGGCGGTCGCGGCTTGACGGCGAGGCTCGAAGACGTCGCCCCAGCCGTTATTGATCGAGCTCTCGATCGACCGCTTGCGATCCTCAGGAGACCAGGCGCGGAGCTTGTTGCAGACGCGCGTGAAAACCCGAGTTGATCGCGTCCCTTTTTTGCAGGCCCAGAACTCGGCGAGGAGCTCCGAGCAGTCAGCGAGATCGGCCGGGACGGCCTCCGCCGGGAGGCGCTTGAGACGCAACGGATCCTTCTTCTCGGGGGTCGTTTCGGAACTTTCACCCCTATTAGGGGTTCTTGTTCCTGGGTTCTTGTTATGGGGTTCTTGTTTGTAGGTCGTTTTCGACCTACCCCCCCAGGTCGTTTTCGACCTACCCCCTAGGTCGTTTTTGACCCGGGTCGTTTTTGACCCAGGTCGGATTTGACCTAGGTCAGTCTTACCAGGATCCTCTGTTACGACTTTGTAGACAGTGGTGTAGCCAGAGCGATGCTCTGCCATCAACCAGCCTGAGTCCTTAAGCCAGCGAAGGGCACGCTGCACGTTTTTACGGCTTATGCCGGTCTCACGTCGGATCGTCTCAAGAGACGTCCAGCAACCTTGGGTAGAGCCAAAGCCATGCCGATGGACAACGGCATAGACAGCCCAGATGCCAGCGTCTTGGACGCTCTCCATCAGCGCATAGGGAACGATGGCGAAACCAGGCGCCGAGACTTTGGTAGGCATTGCAGGTCGTTTAGTCGCGCGTCAGCGGCTCAGGCTCTGAGGCGATAGCTCGCTGGAGCAGCAGGTTCACCCATCCTGTCCGAGTGACGCCAATCGGCTTCTTGCGATCAACTTCTTTTATGACCCTTGGGTCGATGCGGACCATTGCAGTCGAGGAGACTTCAAGGGCTTCATGGCTCTCTGGAGTAGACATTCCAATGTTGGACGGCTGACAGAATGTACCCATAATGGAGCGATCTGCAAACACTTTGTGCTGGAACTGATACAGGGCCTCACCTTCCACGAGGATCTCCACCGGTATCGCTACCAAGGGCAGTGGCTCGCTGAGTCGGTTTCAGGTGTCGTTGGGTTTGACATGAGCCCCCGTCAGCGCGAGGCAATCGAACGGACAAAGAATGGACCCGATGGCTGGGCTGTCCGAGGGGAGAGCATCCACGGCTGGCTTGAGGGGTTTCTCAAGGGAGTCGAGCCGAAGATTGACGACCGATGGGCAGACTGGCTTGACCCGTTAAGGTCCGACCCCCTCTTCGAGGATTTCGAGCTGCTCGCGACCGAGTACCGGCTTTGCGACGCGAAACGATCCGTCGGCGGCTCGTTTGACTTTCTGCTGCGCCTTCGAGGGAACGGGCCAGAAAAAGACTGGCCCGTCGTCCTTGGGGATCTAAAGACGGTAAGCAACCGACGTGCCGTATCTAGCCGAAAGCCCGCGACAGCGCAACTCGGCGCTTACCTCTCGATGATGCAGCAGCACCACCCAAGGTTGTGGATCTCAGAGTGCGTGACAGTTGTCTCTGGACCTGAACGCTGCCGGGTAATTCGTCAGACCCCTGACGAATGCGCCGCTGCCTGGGAAGACGCGTGGGGCCGCTTCGAGTGCGTCCAGCCGGACTTCTAAGAGTTGCGGACTAGGACAGGCTCGCGCGCCTTACGCCCCTCACACCTGATCCGCTGCAGGTCACTTGTCCTTCGCCCGTTTCAGGGTGAAGAGCCCGAATGATAGCGCCGGTGTCACGCCTACGTTTTGTAGATGTTCTGTAAGCAAATCGCTACAAACTTGGGGCAAGTCGTAGACAGATTGATGTTTTTACCCTTAAATCTGTATACAGGGCGAATCCCCTAGACCCTCCATCCCCTATGACCCGAAGCAAGTTCGAGTTCGTAGAGCAAGACCCCTTAGTTAAGGAGCTCTCCGAACACCACAAGCAACAGCACGAGAACATTCGCGATCAGCACCGGGGTCTTATTCGAGATGCCCGGAAAGTCGGCCACCTCCTCCTCGCTTTCGATTGCGTCATCAACAAGATGTTCAGCCTCGAAGGCATAGAGGACAGCAAGGACAAGATCGAAGCCGTAACGGGCGACGACCTCGAGACCTGGTGGGGCGCTTACGACCAAGCCTCAGACGCGGTTCTCCGGGCGATCGTTGATCAGTGCCGCGACGTTTCGCTACGCGACATCAAGATCAAACGCCTTCGCGACGAATCCATGTCGACCTGCCGGTCACTCGGAGCCGCCCGCGAAAAAGCCCGCGCCCGCTACGACGAAATGCAGAAGGAGGCCGCAAGTGCGGATAAGTCCTCGGACTGAAGCCCAAGTCTGGGCCGTCTTCATCAGCCTGCTCTGTTGGGCCTTCTGGTATTGCCTCACGACAACACTCGACGACCTGACCTTGCGCGACTGCAAGGCGGGCGTCACCTCAGCCTGTAAATCTCTCGACCTATGAACAAGTTCAAGGACAAAAACGGCGTTCAGTGGATGTCTACCACTGCCGCATCAAAGTTTCTTCGGTGTCCAGCGCCAACGATCTACGGCTGGAAGTACACCGGAGATCTTAAAGAGGGCATCCATTGGACGACCGATAAATTCCCTCCGAGGAAGCTTTATTGGAACATCGACGCCCTCGCCGCCTACATCGACGAGAGGTATCCGGGAAAATACGCAGTGCCGAAAAAAGCGCACTCTGCTGCTCCCCAACCCGTCGCTGCTTCTAAAACTAAAAGCGACATCTTTAGCAGCACAACGGTTCACGCAACTCTTACTAAAGAGGCTGCAGAAGCATTCAACTCAGTTAAGGACTCTCTAAAGATCGAAGTCCAACAATCCCTTAACGGGGTTGTTATCGCTCGTAGCACACGAGAGCCGTCAATGCAGATGATCTGCAATATGCTTCTCGTCAAAGGAGCAGAAGCCTACCTTGCAGAACAAGCCGCAT